TAGTCAATGAAGTTTCTGCATCATCTGTAATCGTTGCGCTTAATGGTATTTTGAATCCTGAGGAGCAGTTTAGAACTCCTGTTACATTTTGTGTTGTCATCTTAGATCACCTCTAAAGCTTAAAGCCAGCTCCTAATTTTTTGAAGATATTTCTATTTACATTAGAAATTGGTCTGCGAAGTAATCTTTTACCTAATCTAAAAGATAATCCAATCCCAATTGACTGTATAGCCATTGATTGATAATTATTCATAAAGTTATTTTGAACAATTCCAAACGCCGCATCAGGAGCTGAGACAATATCTCCCAAAGAGATCGAGTCTCCGCCAACCATTACAGGCGATGCCGCCATTAATGATCCAGCTCCAATATTAGGGGTTTTGTAACCTAAATCAGATGCGCCAGTAATAAAACCAACTGGGGTTGTTCCCATTAAACCGGAAGTTAATACATTTGCATATGCATAACTTTCAGCCACATTCAACAGCGAAACATCTCGGCTTCTTCGGCGTGGACTTGACTTTTTTCTGCGAGCCATGTTGTTATGTACCTAACTATACGGTTTATCAATCTTCTTTAACAAATAGACCTTTTTCGTCTCTTTGAATAACTTTCATTTGTGGTTGTTGATTTTGTTGGCTCATGTTAGCTATAAGTTGACCAATTGCCATTTGGATCGGATTAATTGGTTCACTTTCACCTAATCCAGGTATCTTTTCAACAACTGATCGTATAGCCATAGCTAATTTTTCGTCTAATTCAACTAATCCATCTTCAATCTTATGTCCCAGGTCAATTAATAGTTTGAAAACTACGCCAAAACCCAAAATTATCGTTCCTATAATATAGAGCGTCTCCATCATGGCCTGTTGCATCCCGCATCGGTTCTTAAAACCCCCCCAAACCCCAATCCCAATCCTTTTAATGCAATCATGAGTCGCTAAGTACCTTAGCAGGCGATATGCAATCGCATTTTGTCAAAAAAAACTGGCGTTTTTTTCTGCGGCAGATCTGCCGCGTGTATTATATAGCCCATACGGGTCAGAATCGATATTATGGTAGAGACGCCACCGAGACACAACAAATGTTGTTTATGCAGAATAAGAAAATGTCATCAAGATCAGAAGGGCCATTTATGGGGCATCTGTGAACGATGTAAGGACATGATAAGTGAGGATTGGCTATGAATCTTAGATGCTGTCAATGTCAGCTAGTGTTTCTAGTTAACACCTTTGAAGATGTCAGAATTATACAGGCAATGTCTTGTCCTGAAGGTGCAGGTCACAAATTAAGCGAGGTGGCGTAATGGTCAAAGTTGAAAATCAAATGACTTACGGTTTTGATGACCCGCCTTTTGTTGAATTATGTGATTGTGATGAAAGTCATGTAAGATGTTTAGCCGAAAACATTGAACATGTTAAACGAGATTATTATTGGATTGTAAGAGAATTTGTTTGTTTAAAATGTGAAATGGTTTGGATAAAGAGAACCTATGTTGTTGGTAAGGGCGATAATTGGGAAATAATTCAAGAGCCAACGGGTGATGATGATGAGTAAAATACTACATTCGTTTACTTTGCACGATCATGTATCGGAATTACTTCGTAAGAAATCAAGAAAGGGCTACATGAGTCAAAATGTATCAGCCGCTATTGAATGGTACTATACTTCTCCTATATGGACCAAAGAAATTGATGATGATGGAGAATATACAGGTAAGTTAGTTAGAGCTAACAAAGGCGTTGTAATTGCTCCATATGAACGAAAGAAATACCAGGAGATCATTGGAACTCTAAACAAACAGATAGACGCTCTTGAGGCTGAGAACAAAGCACTCAAGAATAATAGGTTCAAGTTTTGGAAAAAGATGCCTCAATAGGGGGTATTAATACAAATCTGCCGGACTTGTTACATCTGAAAAGTCAGATGGCCCATATGCTTGACCTGGTTGTCCATATTGAGATGATCCACCTTGAGGCCGTCCTGAATACGGATTGGGTATTGAAGGTAAAATTGCATTCAAAATCTGACTTATTGGATCGTTTCTAATTTCTGTAACTGTTTCTTTCCAGGCATCATATTGAATCTTCCAATCATTATATAATTCTAAACCTGTTTCATATGTTCTAGTTCCTATGTCAAACTTGAACCCATAATAAGTTGCTATACCGCCAAGAATTAATCCCATAGCTGAAGCATCAGAAAATAAAGCTACAAGTGGAGTCGATATTCTGTTTATCTGATAAGCAAGTAAACCGTCAGAAATTAATTCTCGCTCTGATCTTCCCAGGACAATTTCATGCCTTATGACTTGGTCGGGTTTTGGCTTAGGCATACCGAATCACTCCGGTATAGGGTATTCATTCCATGCATCGGCTGCTGAATTGGCATCAGAATAATTTTCAGGCAAATCTCGTAAAAATTGACGATAATCAGTCCATTCTTGAGAAGGTGTTTGATCGGATAAAAACCGCCAATCAGATTTTTCTAACATTTTTTTTCTATGATTTTTTACTTCATTCCAATCAACATCAACCATAATATCTGATACTATTTCATTTCCTGAATAAATTATTTCTCTTCTATTAATCATATAATCACCTTACATTATTAGTCCTATGTGCGGAGATGTAGTATCAATGATTTGATTATTACGAGGTGGATTTGTTGTCTCAAGAGCATTAGAGACATTTGTATTTCTCAAAACTCCACTTGCTTTAGACATATTTGAATTACCTAAACCTGCAATGCCATCAACATTAACGCTCCTTAGTGTAGCACCGTCGTTGCTATTCTTCATAACATAACTACACCAATATTGAGTATCTTTTGTAAGGGTGAATGAAGCAGATGATCCCCCAGAGTCAAGGGTAGCTGTTTGAGTTACACTACCTGTTCCGTTTGTTGATACCTCACAATATCCTATGAATGCGGCAGGCATACCATCCGAATCTGACTCGTATAATGATATTAATACAGCATTATTTGTAGAAGCTGAATCAACATATATCGCTACGCCGCCCCAAGTACCCCCTTCACCTAATACAAAAGGTCGCATACAGGGGTTAGTGTTGTATCCTGTGGATGAAACGCCTGCAATATCTCCAGTACCGTAAGGGGCTGATGCGAATATTGGGTATTTGTTATAATTAGCTGCGATTGCACCTGATGCAGTAGGGGGTTGTATAAAGCCTGAACCGCCACCGCCACCGCCACCAGTTGATTCAATTGTTAATGTCCCGTTCGGCCCTGTATCTGTAAATGATATTCCTGGACCAGCTGTTAAGACTCTTTCATTAGTTAGATCGCCATCTAAACCAAGAGTAAGATACGATGCGTCATTTGGAGCTAATCCTGTCGGTGTTGCGGCTGTTACTGTTACATCACCTACGCCACTTACAGGACTCAATGTTATGTTAGTACCTGCAACCAACGAAGTTACACCCGTGTTAGTGATTGTTGAAGTACCAGTTGCACCTGATACTGAGATTCCTGTACCTGCTACATTTGAAGTTACACCAGTGTTAGCTATTGTTGCGTTAGATCCTGGTCCACCATCTGTTACTGATATTCCCACACCTGCAGCTAATACTCTCTCATTAGTCAAAGTACCATTTAATGACATGACTACATATTCTGCATCTGTTGGAGCGCCGCCACCACCGCCACCACTCAAGAATCCGTCCCAATCACCACGCACTGCCATCCTGGCTAATTGTACCAGGACTAATCTTCGCATTTCATCTTCATTCTCAGGTTCAATAAAGATTTTTTCAGCCACAGATTGAAATTGAGCATAAGATAAGTTCTCAAGATCAGTTTCTTTCAATAGTTCATATATTCTTTGTGAATAATCAGGTGCGTTTGGTAGTGGCATATTAGTCCCCCAATATTATTTCTTGTGGCACTTTACCTGGTGGAAGTGTATACACTTTTACGAGTTTTTCGCCTTTGAATCCACTACCACCAAAGCCTTTATCGAGAAATAATTTAACATTAGGTATTTTTTTCATAATTCCATCACTGTTCCTATAATATATTGATACATTCCTAAATCTTTTCATGTTAAAAATCCGTCCCAATCACCCGCGCAAGCTGTAATTGCGAACTTAATTAATACTAATCTTCTTAATTCATCTTCATTAAGCAACATAACATCTAATGGTTTACCTACATTATCAATGGTAGGATTTTCACCAGATGCGATCTCTTCAAGCGTCTTACCTTGCATGATAGGATAAATCCTATTGGACTTCCTTTCAGCATTTGGCAAAGGGCACATATCATATCACTTTAATTGGTTTGATCTTGTTTTAACAATTTTTTGAACTGCTTCAAAATCTTTTAATGAAATATATCCAGCACCTAACAGCTTAAACGCTTTAGATTCCATTTCTGATAATCTTCTGCGACCTT